AGAATGGAACGCTACGTTTCTAGATGAGCTATTTCAGTTCCCTAACAAACTTGTCCACGATGATTTAATTGATTCGTTGGCTTACATTGACCAATTGGCTCAAGTAGCCTACGCTATTGACTATGAGGAAGAAGAATATGAACTTACTGACTATTATGCAGGGTATTAACTATGTATGAAGAAGATGGATTCCGATTAGAAAGGTTGGAAGACTGGGTAGATAACAAATGCACAGGTTGGCGTGACAACTTTGAGGCTAATTACTCTCAGAAGTTCGACGAATACTACCGCTTGTGGCGTGGTCAATGGTCTACCGAAGACATGACACGTCAATCAGAGCGTTCTAAGATTATTTCCCCTGCACTACAACAGGCTGTTGAGTCATCCGTGGCTGAACTAGAGGAAGCTACCTTTGGCCGTGGCAAATGGTTCGACATTAAGGACGATTATGCTGACCAAGATAACGCTGACGTACAGTTGCTGCGTAATAACCTAGATGCTGACTTTAAACGTAACAAAATACGTAAGAATGTAGCTGAGTGTCTTATCAATGCCGCTGTATTTGGTACTGGTATTGCTGAAATAGAACTAACTACTGAAAAAGAAATGAAACCGGCCACGCAACCGGTCATGGGTGGTGAGCTACAGGCAGTTGGTGTCAACATTACAGACAGAACTTGCGTTAAACTAAACCCTGTGATGCCTCAGAACTTCCTTATCGACCCTGTAGCTACTTCCGTAGAGAATGCGCTAGGTGTTGCTGTAGATGAGTTCGTATCTCGTCACCAAGTAGAACAATTACAGGAAGAAGGTGTTTATCGTCAGGCTGACGTAGGTACTGCGGCTCCAGACTTTGACATTGAGCCTGACCATGAGCTTACGTCTACGTATGACGACGACAAAGTACGTCTTACCAAGTACTACGGCCTTGTGCCCCGCTACTTGCTAGATGAAGCCATGTCTGACCCAGACGCTGAGGAAGAAGTTGTAGACCTCGGTGATGGCGAAGAAGACGACAGCTACTATGTAGAGGCTATTGTTGTTATCGCTGATGGTGGTACACTGCTCAAGGCTGAGAAGAACCCCTACATGATGGGTGACCGTCCAATCATCGCATTCCCTTGGGATGTCGTTCCTAGCCGTTTCTGGGGTCGAGGAGTATGTGAGAAAGGGTATAACTCTCAGAAGGCGTTAGACGCAGAACTACGCGCTCGTATTGATGCCTTAGCACTAACTGTACACCCTATGCTTGCAATGGACGCTTCTCGTATGCCAAGAGGCTCTAAGCCAGAGATTCGTGCAGGTAAGGTTATTCTTACTAACGGTAACCCTGCGGAAGTACTACAGCCATTTAACTTTGGTCAGGTGAATCAGATTACCTTTGCTCAGGCACAGGCTCTACAGCAGATGGTACAGACCGCTACAGGTGCTATTGACTCAGCAGGTATTGCAGGTTCTGTCAATCAACAAAGCACAGCAGCAGGCATCTCAATGGGCTTGGGTGCTATTATTAAGCGTCATAAGCGTACATTGATTAACTTCCAAGAGTCGTTTATCATTCCGCTAGTGACTAAAGCTGCACACCGTTACATGCAGTTTGAGCCTGAGATATACCCAGTAGCTGACTACAAGTTTGACGTATCTAGCTCTCTTGGTATTATTGCTCGTGAGTATGAAGTCACACAGCTTGTTCAGTTACTACAAACTATGTCACCAGAGACTCCAATGTACCCTGAGTTGGTTAAGTCAATCGTTGATAACATGAACCTGTCTAACCGTGAAGAGCTTATTGCTAAACTTGACCAAGCTAATACTCCTAACCCTGAACAAGAACAAGCAGCACAGCAGGCTCAACAGGCACAGCAACAAGCTGCGTTGGCGTTCCAGAACGCACAGACTACTGCCCTACAAGGACAGGCACAAGAGTCTCAAGCACGTGCTGCTAAGTACGCTGCTGAAGCTCAGGCTGTACCACAGGAGCTTGAGATTGACCGTATTAAGGCAGTCACGGCTAATCTGAGTGCAGGAGATGCAGACGACAAGGAGTTCCAGAAGCGTCTTGAAGTTTCTAAGCAACTCCTGAAGGAACGTGAGGTAGCTGTTAAGGAAGGTAATCCAGTACAAGCTACACCAGAACCAGAGGCACGACCAGAACCAATGGCTATGCCTGAACCACCAATGATGCAACCTGACATGGGACAATTACCACAATGATGGTTTTAACACTTAAAATGTTTGAAGACGCAATGAAGCAGATTAACGTAGCTTTTGTGGAAGTCAACAAGAAAGTCACTAAACTTGAAAAAGAACTTGAAGCTGTGAAAGAGAAGGAGAAGCCTAGTGCCAGTAAAAAAAGACCCAAGGCTAGCTAGGGCAGGTGTATCGGGGTTCAATAAGCCAAAGCGAACCCCTAACCACCCTAAGAAGAGCCACGTAGTAGTTGCCAAGGAAGGTGACAAGATTAAGACAATCCGATTTGGTGAGCAAGGAGCTTCCACAGCAGGCAAACCCAAAGCAGGTGAGTCGGATAAGATGAAGAAGAAACGTGCTAGTTTTAAATCCAGACATGGTAAGAACATAGCTAAAGGTAAAATGTCAGCAGCTTTTTGGGCTGATAAAGTTAAATGGTAACAGGAGAATAGTTATGCCGGGGTACTCAATGAAACCTAAAAGCAAAGCAAAACCTAAATCAATGGCTAAGCCTAAGCGTGGCTCAAGAGCAGCTAAGAACAAAAAGAACAAGATGAGTGTTCGTAGTGGCTACTAAAAAGAAATCTACAGTCAACTCAGCAGGTAACTACACGAAGCCTACCATGCGTAAGAACCTCTTTAATAGAATTAAGGCAGGTACTAAAGGTGGTAAGGCAGGACAATGGTCTGCACGGAAGGCACAGATGTTAGCCAAGGAATACAAGGCTAAAGGCGGAGGATACAAGTAATGAAAGTAAAAGCCCCTAAAGGCTATCACTGGATGAAGCAAGCAGACGGCTCCCAAAAGCTAATGAAACACACAGGTAAGTTTGTTAAGCACAAAGGTGCAACACTTGCGGCAGACTTTGCCATACAGAAGGCGCACAAGTAATGGCACTTAAGAAGACACAGAAGTCTTTGAAGAAGTGGACTGACCAGAAATGGACTACAGCTAGTGGAAAGAAGTCCTCGGAGACTGGTGAGGTATACGCCCCTAAGAAGACAATAGCAAAGCTAAAGTCCACTGCGGCAGGCAAGAAAAAGCTAGCAGCGGCTAACAAGAAGAAGAGACAAGCCACAGCTAAAGGCAAGCAACACGCCAAGCATGGTTTGCACAAAGGTAAAAAAAGATAAAATAGTTCTTGACTTTTGCTTCAATATATGTTATAATAATACTATAGTATGCTTAAGTATACTTTAACTTGTACTTTAATTATATAACAAACTGTCCTTTAAGGAGAAACAGTTAATGAATGCTACAGATAGAGAATTAGAAAAATACTACGAAGATATGCTTACTACGTTTCGTACAGCAGGTTGGAAGACTTTAACGGAAGACCTAGAGACGAACGCTAAAGGTATTAATAACGTAGAGTCAACTAAAGATGACAAAGACCTTTACTTCCGTAAGGGACAACTTTATGTTATCGGTACGTTGCTAAACCTAGAAGAACACGTTCGTGACGCATATGACCGGCTAGGGGAAGACCCTGATGCCTCTCTTTGATTTTAAATGTGAAGCAGGACATACTAGCGAACGATTCGTTAGTAGTGATACTAGAGAAGTAGTCTGCAATGAATGTGGACTACCCGCAGTAAAACAGCTATCTTCTTTCGGAACTTGGACAGAAAAGCGAGACGGAACATCGTCTGACAACTGGGTCAAGAAACGAGAACAAAAGATGGCTATAGAACGTAAGGCAAATTCATAGGTGTGTTGAACCCTTACATAATATAAACCTCCATAATACTAAAAGGTACGGAGTTTAATAATGGCAAAACTATTACCGGACGAGCGTCCAGAAGAACAAGATGATACTGAAGTAAACAACATTGAAGAGATGGGAACTCCTGAACCGGAGGTAACCCCAGAACCTCAAGACGACATCCCTGAGAAGTACAAAGGAAAGTCAACCGCTGAGATTGTAAGGATGCACCAAGAAGCTGAGAAGCTCTTAGGAAAGCAAAGCGGAGAAGTAGGGGAGTTACGTTCAGTAGTTGATTCTTACATTCAGACACAACTCGACACAACAACTACACCAACGCAAGAAACTGTAGACGAAGATATTGATTTCTTCTCTGACCCCGACAAGGCCGTCGAAAGAGCTATTGCTAATCATCCTTCAATTAAGAAGGCAGAGGAAGCTAATCTAAACAATGTACGCACTACTGCACTTACGCAACTGAAATCACGTCATCCTGACATGGAACAGATTGTACAAGACGGTAAGTTTGTTGAATGGATTAAAGCCTCTAAGATTCGTACACAACTCTTTGCTCAAGCAGACCGACAGTATGACTATGAAGCCGCAGACGAACTCTTTACTAATTGGAAAGACCGTCAAGGTGTTGTAGCTAAAACTGTAGCTGCTGAGAAGGACACCAGAAAAGCCGCTGTTAAGACTGCTTCCACAGGTAGCACCAAAGGAAACGGTGAGCAGCGAGCGAAGAAAGTATATCGACGCTCAGACATTATTAAGCTAATGCAGGACGACCCTGACCGGTATCTCGCACTGTCTGACGAAATCACACAGGCGTATGCCGAGAAGAGAGTCCGCTAACTAAACTCTTT